CCAAGTTGGCTTAACCAAATTTCCCAAAATTAAAGAAGTACAACATAAGGCAAAAGGATAAAGGAATATAAGAATGGCTTCCAAATTAGACGACCATTGCCATTAATGCTAAATATATCACTGATTCATGGAGCATAAATTCTAGAAATCCTAGTATAAGTATTATAAGCATTCCATTATAGGTAGATTATACGAAAACAAACATTATTAAAGAGAAAGTAACAATATTCTCAATTGCAAAAGGATCAAACTCACTTTTTATTAACCTGGCAAATCCTCCAGGAATGTTGATTGTGGAGTATAAGGGATTTTAGGACAATCGGGTGTCAACCATTATACTGCACTTGGGATATTTCTTCATAAACTTGGAGAGCTACTACTCTGGAGTTTATGGTATTGGATCTGGCAGTGGCGATCTCCTATCCTCACTGTCATGAGATTCTGTAACAAACTTATCAGATGATAAGACGGAAGAGGACTTCTTTTCAATAGAGACTTCCTATTTTACTTCCTCTTCTGTAGGAACTACCTCCTTATTAGTATCAGGAGTTCTTGGGTGAATTTAATCGGCCTTAGTAGATTAAGGTCTTTCTTCAGGGTTGCCATCTTAATCAGCTTATTTTAATTCCTAAAAAAGGTTAAAGCTATCTTAAGGGTCTTAAACCTTTGTTCTTGTGTCAATCTCAATCTCCGGCTTATTATTTAAAGCTGTTTCAATATCTATATTTACAAAGATTGGTTTCTACTTTTCTTATGGCAACGCCCAGTTCTAAAATTCATCTTGTATTCTTCCCTATATATCTAAGTCCTTTTCAACAAACTTCTCGGACTTCAAATATGCGTGTGCGTCATATATGAACACGTCAGCCTCTAAATCATATGGAGCATCGCAGGAAACTGTAAAAGAATTTTCACTTGCGAAGGCCTTTATTTCTTTAAGTTGATGGGTCGTAGGTCGAAAATATGTATAGCCGTCAACTTAAACGGGACTACCAAAATCAAGGGACTTACAGAGAGTACGAAGGAACGCGAACTTTTTATGTGATGGTTTACTTTAAAACCACAACAAATACTAAATATTTAACTACGCGAAAGTAACTGCCATATTTAAACAGAGTTCGTTATCGAAAGCTGGGCATGACTTGTATTTATAGAAATAGTCATCACCCTTATAAGTAAGCTTATTAGAAATAAATCGATCTTAGGTCTAGTCACCTTCAATAATGATCTCAGTCTTATCAATCTTCTTTTAGCCTTACTTTTTCTACTAGTCAATTTTTCTATACTTGGCTTTCTCTCCTTAGCTTTTATTTTTAGTTTAGAATTCTTTCTTAGGAGCACCAATAACTCTACAATGCAACAATATACTAACCCAAGCAATAACGTACATTAGGACCAACTTCCTAAAGTTTGCTCTAGTGCACTTAGTGGAAATGTATATTCCAAATCCGATAATAAATGAAATCATGAACAGGGAAG